TTCACCACCATAAGACCGCCGAAGCGGTCTGGTGTAGCTGGTAGCAAAAGGCTGTCCCTTTATCTGCCGAACCGGAAAGCGGCATCGCCATCAAGGTTCTTGGTAAGAAAATTTCTCGCTGTGGCGAACTCCTCGCCGACCAGTCCCAGCCGAATCAGCCACGTCCGCATGGCGAATTTCGGGTTTTCCGTTTGCTGTGGTTTCGGACTGGCGGTTCGCAGTCCCTTTGCCATTTCGGAAAGGGCAAGGCAAAGTTGTATGTAGCTTTTCAGCTGTCCGGCATGAAGTCCGTTTTTCCTGCCGTTGGCAGGCTTGTCGAATTGAAATAACCGGAATTCAATTGTGCCTTTTGTAAAAGTTGCGTGATAGTTCAGCATGTGGTATCGGCTGTCGTTGTAGTGTTGATTTCTGCCGTAATTTGCACCGTTCGCCGTATACCAGATGTCTGCGAACTGTGCCATGTTGGTGGGCTTTTTCCGGTTCAGCTGTTCGATGAATTGGGGATTGACCGTTCTGCAATATCGGTTCATTCTGCCTTGGTCGATTTTCAGGGCATCTGCAATCAGCCGTTCGTGGCTCGCCATAAGGTTGGCGAGGTTTCGCAGGGTTTGCGGTGTGTGTCCGTTTGCTCCAATGTGAATGTGTACTCCGGCTCCGATGCCTGCATGGCTGATTGCTCCGGCTTTGCGAAGCTTTCTGACCAGTTCCTGTAAGGTTTCAATGTCCTCGTATTTCAAAATCGGCGTGACCAGTTCGCACTTTTCGGCATCGCATCCTGCAATGCTGACGTCTTTCTGGAATTTCCATTCTCTGCCCTGTGCATCCCAAGCCGACCAAGTGCTGTAGCCGTTTCGGCTGGCGGTGTATTCGTATCTGCCTGTGCCGAAATGGTCGGCGGCAAGCTTTGCAGCTCGCTCTCTGGTGATGTGGTTCATCTCAATCTCCACGCCGATGGTCTGCTTTTTCAGGTTTTCGATTTGCTTTGCGGTTTTTTCGTTCATGGTATTTTCCTCCGTAATTTCGGGCTTTTTGCCCTTTCGTTGTACACATATTAACTCTAAACGGAGGAGATAGCAAGTGGCTAAATCTACAGAAAATGAGGTCAAAAGATTGTGTAGAATACACGCTTGCAATTCTTGCGATTGTATGGTAACATACTGTACAATGGAGGAGATGCCGCCTTATTTTTTCGCCTTGGATACGGTCTGGAAACTGTCAATTTCGGGAATCAGGGCAAGGGAAGAACCATTCTCCCACCGCATATGAATGCTGCCCGCATCATCAATGTGCGTGACCACACCAACTGTTCCGGGAAGAATCGGATATTTTTCATTCCGCATAGAAATCAGCTGTAATTTTGTTCCCTTTGGATACTGCTTTCGGAGTTGCTCCAGATACGATTTACTCGGAAATTGCATCAGTATCACCAACCTTTCTGAATGCGGAATTGCCGGACAGATGCCGAAGAATGACCTTTCTTGCCGCCTTGAATTCTGCTCCTACCATTCCCAGACGAATCAGGAAACACCGCATGGTGTACTTGGGATTGTCGGAGGTGTCTGGCTTGCGGTTGATGCGGCTCTGATTCTTGGCAAATTCGCAGAGCATGGAAATGAAAGTGCAGTAGGCATCTGCATCACCGTCCTGTTCGACCATGAACCACGGAAATTCCACCTTTTCATCCGATGGAATGATGTCCAGTGAATCGGTTTGAAAAGCAGTCTGAAAAAGGGCAGCCTTGTTTTCGCAGATCTGCCGGAGATTGCCCAGTGTATGCTCCGTGAAGAAATCAGCTGGCATCTGCACAGTCAAGCCTTTAGATTCCAGTTCTGATGTGTCCGGGACAGCATAGCCCTGATTCTCCAGTTCGGCAAGAAGCCGTTCTGTTTCCTCACGGTCGGCTTGGTCGCTGATTTCCAGATTACCGGATTTGGTAACAGTGTAGCATTCCCCGATTTGGTAGGCACAGGTGGGCATGAATTGATATACTGCCGGAATGCCGATAATCTTACTGATGGCTTTCACCAGTTCCTTTCGATTTTGACTGTGATAAGTAATGGTCATGTGAAAAACTCCTTTCTTTCGGCGTTTTTGCTTTCGCCATGACACATATTAACTCTGTTTCCCACAGATAGCAACTGTGAGATATGTAGAATGTTTCGGCTGTCATTTGTAACAGATCACAAATCTGCCCAGACAATTCCGGCAAGCACAAAAACAGCTACATTCAGACAGATGCCATTCCCCCAAAGGCGGTACTCTGCTGCATCACGATATGGATCTTGCAGCCATTTCTGTACCATCTTTCGGCTTTTGGGACGGCTCTCCGGTTTTACCGCTTTTCGGTATTCTTCAAAAATAGCTGCCCATCGGTCGATTTCTTCTTCTGTGGGATTTTTCGATGCCAGGTCACTGCACCACTGATCCGGAAATCCCTGCAGTCTTGCACATTCCTGCGGTGTCAGTCTGCGAACCGCATAACCGCTGGAAACGATGCTGGGGTCTTTGTGGTCCCGTGCCAGCAGTGTAGGGGTCGTTTCCCAAAATGCACTGCTGAAATTTCCTGTAGAAGCGGCATACACTGCATGATGGTCGGTAGCATTCAAAGTGAAAGTGACATCTTTGTTGACACCGCCGCCCTGTGGTCCGTTTTGGTCAGACCGACCGATCATTGAACCCTGCAAAGCATAACTTTCCAGAACAGCAATACCGCCTTGGTTTTTTGCTGGTGACTGGTCGCTGGTGTCCAAAGTACGGGCAGTGTCTGCCTCATAAATGCCACTGTGCGGATTACCGGAAAGCATGGCATTGCTGGAAAAGGAACTGATGCCGTATGCTTTCGGCTGAAATACAGTCTGGTCATTGTTGCAGGACAGCGTAGCAGATTTGTTTTCCTGTATCAGACTGCCTTTTCCACCGCCGGCTTTTCCACAGCGAATCTTCAGTGTTTTCGGTGTATCCATCAACAGCGGAACATTTCCGCCGCCTGTTCCGCATCTGGAAGTCAGTGTCTGTACTTTTCCGTTCTCAGAGATCTGAAGCCGGCTGTCAGCAGGATGATTTTCCAGTACACAAGGCGGATGATGGGCTTCTGCCCGAAGGGTGGCAGTGCGTTCTTTCAGAATGTCTATGCGTTCTCCGCCCTGGTCACACAAGCACAAGCCTGCCGTTCCAAAGCTGTCCGCAACACTTCCGGCAGTTCTTTGCCACGCACGGAGGCTCTCCGCAGAATACCCTGACAAGCCTTCGGACTCAAATAGTATTTTTCCGGCACTTGTTCCGTCAAAATCTGCGACAAGAAAGATCCGTTTTCTTCGCTGGGGCACTCCCCAGTATTGTGCATCAAGAACTCTCCATGCGAGGGAATAGGATTCTGCCAGAATCTCTCCGGCTTTTGTCCATTTTCCCGCAGGTCGAGGAATTGAAATGCTGCTGTCTTTGACCGAACAGATGGCTTCGAGGACACAGCGGAAATCTTCTCCGCCGTTGGAAGAAAATGCTCCGGGGACGTTTTCCCAGACAATGTATCTTGGATATTTGCCATTGCTTGCACACCTCATTTCTCGGATGATACGGATTGCTTCGTGAAACAGCGAAGAACGGCTGCCGTTCAGACCGGTTCGTTTTCCGGCGATGCTCATATCCTGGCATGGACTGCCAAAGGTGATGATGTCCACAGGCGGCAGCTTTGCACCATGCAGTCCGCTGATATTACCGAAGTGTTGCACCTGCGGCAGTCGTTTTTCTGTCACACGAATGGCAAACGGTTCGATTTCAGAAGACCAGACAGGCACAATGCCTGCCAGCAGTCCGGCAAGCGGAAAACCGCCGCTGCCGTCAAAGAGGCTGCCAAGGGTGAGATTACGCATCTGACACCTCTACTTCCGAATATTCCATTCGCTTCCCATCCCGAACGACATACGCATCATCGGAATTTCCGTCGTGCAGCTTGATGTACCGTTCTACTGCCACATCTACAAACTTCGGTTCCAGTTCCACACCGAAGCACACACGATTTAGCTGTTCACAGGCAATCAATGTAGAAGCACTTCCCAGAAATCCATCCAGCACCATGCCGTTTGTCTGCGTACACTGGGAAATCAGATAGGCGATCAGCGGCACCGGCTTACTGGACGGATGTCCGCAGCCGTCCTCTTTGCTGTTTTTAATGCGGTCAAATTCAAATACCGTTTTCTGTTTCTGGTCACCATACCAGATATGCTTTCCGTCTTTTCTCCAGCCCCAGATAATCGGTTCATGGATATACTTCCAGTCGGTTCGGGTGAGAACAAGACGGTCTTTCTTCCAGACAAGTCCTGCACCGACCTTGAAGCCTGCATCTTCATAAGCATCATGAAATACACGTGCCTTGGAGGTGGCATAAAACACATAAATGCTTGCATCCTTCGCCATGGCATCTTTGAATCTCTCAAATGCAGATTTCAGAAATGCATATCCTTTTTCATCGTCAAGGTCATCATTTTTGATTTTGCCTGACGTGCTTTCCAGATTGACAAGATATGGCGGATCTGTGCAAACAAGATTTACCTTTGTGTCTCCAAGAAGTGCTGTATAGGTTTCCGGTAAAGTGGAATCACCGCAGATAACGGTGTGCTTTCCAAGATGCCAGATGTCACCTGTTTTGGATTTGCAGGGCTTTTCCAGTTCTGCGTCTACATCAAAATCATCCTGTTTTGCTTCATCACTGTTAATGTCGAAAAGGTCAGCAATTTCTTTTTCATCAAATCCGGTCAGACCAAGGTCAAAGCCGAGATTCTGGAGTTCTTCCATTTCCACGGCAAGGAGTTCATCATCCCAGCCGGCGTCCAATGCCATACGGTTGTCGGCAAGGATATATGCCTTCTTCTGTGCTTCCGTCATATGGTCAACAAATACACAAGGGACTTCTGCAATACCTTCTTCTTTTGCGGCTTCAATCCTGCCGTGACCGGCGAGGACGTTATATTCCTTGTCGATAATGACAGGATTGACAAATCCAAATTCACGCAGGGAAGAACGGAGTTTCAGGATCTGTTCCTTATTGTGTGTTCTGGCGTTATTGGCATAAGGCACTAACTTGTTGATGTCAACAAGCTGAAATTCTGTTGTCGTGGTCATCTGTAATTCCTCCTCTGCTGAATTCTGAGCATACCGCTTCGGGCGGCATCCATATTGCCTTTGACAGCCTGTCCTTTGATTGTGCGATATTGCTGTTTTGTCATCTTCTGGCGATTGGCTTTCAGATCTCGCCAGAACTGAGTATCTGCTTTCATGCTACCTCACTTTCTGCTGCTCAGAAGCTGTTCCATCAAATCATCCTGTGGCGTACCGTCAAATTTGGTCGTACAGTTCTGCTTTACAATATCGAAAATCTCATACCAGAGCAAATTTGCCTGTTTCTGAAATGTCTGGCTCATCTGCACAAACGGGGAAGC